TACTGCTAACTACGCTGACTTGGCAGAGAAATATGTTGCTGATGAAGCATACGAACCAGGAACTGTACTAGTATTTGGTGGAGATGAAGAAGTTACAGCATGTACTGTTAAAGGTGACCGTAGAGTTGCAGGCGTTGTTTCAACTAACCCAGGATTCTTAATGAATAAAGGCTTAGAAGGAGATACTGCTGTAGAACTAGCACTAACAGGTCGTGTTCCTTGTAAGGTTATTGGTAAAGTACAAAAAGGTGATATGCTTGTAACAAGTGCTATACCAGGATATGCTATTGTTGATAACGATCCTAAACTAGGTACTGTTATTGGTAAAGCAGTTGGCACAAAAGACAGCGAAGACAGAGGCGTTGTTGAAGTTGTTGTTGGTAGACTATAAATACAGTATAGGAGATAGATAGCATGGCATTAAAAGTAATAAACCTTGGATCAGTAGCAAATGATGGTTCTGGTGATGATTTAAGAGAGGCTTTTGAAAAGGTTGTTTTTAACTTTTCAGAACTAGATGCAAGAACACCTGAAGCAACAACTGTTGTAAATCTAGGCGGCGGCGAAGGTTTATTCTCAAGCAAAAACGATGCCGAACTTCAATTTAAGTCACTAGTAGCAGGAAGCAATGTATCACTTAGCTCAACTGCAAACGAACTGACAGTTAACGTTGATGCTGGTGTTACACAATTTGTAGTTGCTGCTGACAGTGGTAGTCTTACAGTAGTAGAAAATACTACATTTACTATTCAAGGTGGCAACTTAATATCTACTACTAGAGATGGTAGCAATATTAGAATTGATTCTAGTGCATTAGGAAGACTAGAAGATGATCCAACACCAAAACTAGCAGCAGGATTAAATGCTGACGGACATAACCTAGGCAACGTTGGATTAATTAATGCTACAACTGTTACAGCAAACTTCAACGGTAACCTAACAGGATTAGTACACGGTATTGATGTAAGAGACTTAAACTATTTCCGAAATAGCAATAACAGTTGGAATTTTGGAAGTATTACACCTAATCCAGTAAACAACCTTTGGGATTTTTTATTTGCTACAGTTAATGTAGACTTTGGTTCTATTGCTGGCAATAACTTAAATGTAAGTCTTGATCTTGGTAGTATTAACATCTAATTTTTCGATAAATATGCTATATAAAGGATTTTTTCTATATGGCACTGTGGACATTACCAAATAATATCGTTCTTAGAGAAGTCTCAGAAGGACAAACAATAAGAACTGCTAAAACAGGCGAAACACTTGATAGCAAGTTTTTACCCATAGAGCTTGGCGCAGTTTCTGGCTCAACTTTAGAAGTTATAAGCGGTACACTTCCACCTGGCTTAAGAATCATAGACAACACCTTACAAGGAACTCCGTTAGAAGTTGCTAGAGAAACAGAATTTAAATTTGTTATCAGAGCATCTAAAGACGGAGAAATAGATGATAGAACATACAAGGTTGTTGTTGTAGGAGCTGATGCTCCTATATGGCAAACTACTGCTGGACCATTACCTGTTGGTAATAATGACACATATTATATACTAGACAGTGCGCCTATAGACTTTCAATTAATAGCAAACGATGACGATCTTGAAGCAGGACAAACACTAGAATATTTTATTGCTAGTGGCGATGGAGAATTACCTCCTGGTATCGAGTTAACTAGAGACGGTAGAATAGTCGGCGTTGTTGATCCTATTCTAGCATTAGATAAACTAGCAGCACAAGGATACTACGACGATAGCCCTTATGGTGCATTTCCTTTTGATTTTGGTACTCGAAGTGCTAACGGTTATGATAGTTTTTACTATGATGTAGAATTTTATGATAGAAGTATTGCTACAAAATCACCTAAAAAACTAAACAGAAATTATCAATTCCGTGTTAGTGTAAGTGATGGCGATACAATTGAAAAACGTTTGTTTAGAATTTTTGTAGTAGGTGACGATTTCCTACGTGCAGATAATACTATTATGCAATCAGGCAATACATTATTTGGTGCTGATGCAACATTTGTAAGAACTCCAATTTGGTTAACGCCAGCAGACTTAGGTTATCGTAGAGCAGATAATTATGTAACACTATTTTTAGATACAATTGATGCTTCTAGTACAGTTGGATTTATTACATATAATTTAGAAGAAACTAACGACGACGGTAGTGAAAGTGTTATTCCTCCAGGAATGAAATTAGATACAGGTACTGGAGAACTTGCCGGTATAGTACCTTATCAACCTAGTGTAACAAGAGAATATAAATTTACAGTTACAGCAACAAGATATGTTGGTCCGGCAACTAATACAGAAGATTTAAGTTTTGAAGTATATGAAACAACATATCCGCATTTAAGAATTCCTGGCACACAGATGAAACCTAATAAAAGGTATGAAATTGTTTCTGTATTTGGTTCAACAGATTATACTCTAGTAGGTGCTGCTGATAATAATCCAGGCACAGTTTTTACTGCAACTGGTCCTACTTCAGGTACAAACGAAAGTTTAGTAAAACAAGCAAGCGGCGCATATACATTAAAGATTAAGAAAAATGCAAATCTTACTAAATTAAAAGGTGTAACATTTAATCTAAAAGGTACACTATTTAAAATTTCCGATGTAAGCAATTCAAATTACTTATATGATGTAATTACATTTTCAAAGCCTTTAGATGCAAGACTCAATGTAGACGAAGTGTTTACAACAACTGTTACAATACCTGGGCAAGAGGATACTAATTCTGCTGCTAAAAGTAAAACATTTACTGTAAGATTATTAGGCGAAGTTGACTCTAGACTTTATTGGAACAGCGATAAGAATTTAGGAACTATAAACGCTAATCTAACAAGTACATTTAGAATTACAGCAACTACAAGTGTAACTGATGCAACTATTAGATATACAAAGATAGGCGGTAGACTGCCACCAGGACTAGGACTATCACTTGATGGAGAAATATTTGGTAAGGTTCAACAGTTTGGTGAAAACTATTATAGAAGTTTTTGGAAGGCTTCAAGGGTTTACAATCCAAACGACATTGTTAAGGTAGGAACTCAAAAATATAAATGTATAATTACACATACTAGCTCTAGCGATTTTATTGTTGATTCAGCAAAATGGGAATTATATAATGAATTTGCAGTTTCAGGATTAACTACTTTTGATAAAAATGATTTAACGTTTGACGGCAACACAACTAGTATTGACAAAACTTACACATTTACAGCAAGAGCAGAAGACCAGTTTGGCTTTAGTGCAATAACAAGATCATTTACTATTGTTATTAACGATCCTAATGATTTAATCTTTAGTAACGTAACTGTTAAAGCATTTTTACCACAGTACCAAAGATTCTTATACAGTAGTTTTATCAGTGATCCAATTATATTTGAACCTGCTAAAATTTATAGACCAAGTGATACAGAATTTGGTTTACAAACTGATCTTAAAATGTTAATATATGCTGGTATTGAAACTGAAGGTGTAGAAAAATTTGCGGCTGCTACTGGCAAAAATCATAAAAAGAAAAAATTTAAATTTGGTTCAGTAAAAAAGGCTGTTGCTTTTGAGCCAGGAACAAGGAATATTGTCTACGAAGTAGTATACGTAGATATTATAGATCCACTAGAAGCAACAAATGGTAACACTAGAGAAAGTATTAGAATAAAAAGTAATAACAAGAGATCAATAAACAGTATACAATACGAAACTCTTGATGATAGTTCAGGTTGGAATGATACTAATTCTAATAGATTTAGACCAGTTACAAATACACTAAAAATTGATAGTGATGCTATTAGTATTGACGAAGCTACTGAAACAACAAAATATATTAGCAACTTAACTAATATGAGAAAAAGAATAGCAGAAATAGGCGAAACAGATAATAATTTCTTACCGTTATGGATGAGAACTCCGCAGGAAAATAACATTGAAGCACTTGGTTACACTCCTGCTGTAGTATTAGCATACTGTAAACCTAACACCGCAGATTCTATACTGTTAAATATTAAAAACAGTACATTTGACTTTAAAGACATAAACTTTGAAGTTGATAGATATATAATTGATAGTACAAAAGGAAATAGTAACGAACAGTATATTGTGTTCGCAAATTATGAATTTAACATATAAATGCGATAAATACTGCACTAGGAGAAAATAATTATGCCGAACCCAAGCGAAACTTTTTATGATGATAAAATAATCAACGTATCTGATATAGATACAGAATTTCCTGTTCCAGGACAAGACAACGATAGTCAAGGATTTCGCGATAACTTTACAGTTATTGATGGAAACTTTGTAGCTGTAAAAGCTCGCCTTGAAGATTTAGAGACAAATACACTAAGACTTGATAATGACAACGTTTTTACACAATCGGCTAGTGAACGTATAGTCATTGAAGATGCACATCTTAAAACTCCTACACTAACTAAAAGTACATACGGACAACAAAACGGCACTGTAACACTTGATATGTCGGCTGGTGATTTTCAAACTATAACACTAACTGGTACTACTACATTGCAAATTTTGTCAACTTCTACTCCAGATTCAGGTGTATATCAAAAAATTATTTTAGAAGTTACTTCTTCAGGAGATAGTACACTTAATTGGGACTCTGGACAAACATTTAAATTTGATCAAGAAAGTAATAGTGTTTTTTGGAACGCTCCAAATAATGTTATCGCAAACGAAGAGATTCGTCTTTTTGAAATTTGGACACACCAGGGATCTACAACTTTCTATGTAAAATACTTAGGTAACTTTGCATAATGCACCCTTTGTTTGAAAATGCTCAATTACTTTCAGATGTTGAATTAGAAGAAAAAATTTATCTTTTAAACAAAAGATATTTTCAAACTTCTAACCTTCAAGTTAGAGATCAAATTTCTTACCTATTAGATGATTATAAACTAGAACTAGAAGCACGTCGAGCCCGCCAAAAACTTCAACAACAAGAACAAAATGGTGAAGAAGGACTTGACAATCTTATCAATGTATCGTAAAATACATTAATGCTTATGAAGACAGACTCATTAGGAATACCACGATTTTCTAATCGCGATCTTATCGACATGATTTATAGTGGTCATGCAGACAAGGTACACGTTGTACTTTGTGACGAATCTGATGACATTAATAAATTTAATGCCGCTATGGAAGAACAAGGCTTTGACAAACTACAAAAGTATATTCCATTAGATGTAGATCAAAAGTCTTTTGACGGTGTATGTCAAGGTGAATGGTTTATGCCTGATGAATACAAAGACATTAATGTATATGAATATGTGCTGGGCAAAGCAGAAACACCTTGTCCGCAACACATACAAGACCGTATATGGGAAGAATTAGATGCTTTTAAAGAACGTGATATGCACAACTTATTACGTTATATGATCTATCTTGTAGACTTTATGCGTGAGAATAACATTGTATGGGGTGTAGGACGTGGATCAAGTGTAGCAAGTTATGTGCTGTATTTGATAGGTGTACACAAAATAAACTCAATCCAGTTTGACCTGGACTGGCATGAGTTCTTGAGATAAGTACATATATAATTTAGGAGAAAAATTATGCCAATGAAACAAACAGGACGTAAAGTCTATAAAAGTATGCA